TCTATTCCTTCCATAATGCGGATGGCAGTGAGATCAACCTACACATAAGCGACATATTTACTGAGTACAAGGACCGGAACAGAAACAACGCTAACTAACGGTCCCCAGGCGCCGCACAGTGCCGGCACACGAAGACCCAAGAGTCTATGTCGGGACCCAGTCTGTGAATAGCACATTTCAATAGAGACCGCTTCATGCAGTTTGAGCAATAGCGCTCATCAAGCCCCTGGCTAACCATGTAAGCGGCTACACCATCGCGAAGGAAGTCACCTCGCTCTATCGTCGCCTTTGTAGGGCGACGACCTAGACGAGCGTTGATGATCTCCTGGATACGACGAACGGAGCGTTCAGAGCCAAGCTCTTCCTGAATCATCCAGGCTGGCTTGTAAGGCACCTGACTTGCTAGTTCTATGATTCGTTCGGCTTCGTCGTCGTACATACGTGTAGCTACTTAAGCAGAGTCTGCGCGTCGCGTAAAGACCGCACTTCCTACAATGGGCATTTTGCGTCGCATGTTTTCGAGCCTCTAACAGAGGTCAGCACGTAAAAAACTATGTCAAACCATTTTTGAAGGCAGTTCGCTACTCGACAAGCAGACTAGTCTATTTCATAAAAGGCTTGTTTCAGCTATCAAAGTTCCTGGTTGTCAACTATGCGAGGGTTGACAACCATTCGTACTTTTCCACAGCCGCCGTTCACGCTCAGCATCGTTCAAATAACTTACATGCGCAAAGCGCACTAAGTGTTTGTTCTTACAAGCGATGCTGAGCCTGGGTTACGGCCCATCAATAACTAAATAGGAGAACACATGGATGAGAGACATCAAGTTTAGAGCATGGGATACTCGCTGGCCGAAAAATGATCCAGAGTTCACGATAGCGGTTCAAGGTCAGCCTGATATTGAAACACTGGCCTCCTTTGCTCATCACTACATGTGGAACCAAGAGGACATCGATAGTGGTGCTTTGGTCCTGATGCAGTACACCGGCCTCAAGGACAAGAACGGCGTGGAGGTATATGAGGGTGACATCCTGCGAGCTACATACAAGTACAAGGTCGTTTGGGTCCCCACCGCCGCGAGATACATCGTCGAACCGGTAAATCCTGGGCAGCCAAGGAAGTCTCTGTCTGCTTGTGTTTCGCACGGCAAGGTAATCGGCAACATCTATGAGAACCCTGCGCTGCTGCTTCTACGGACTACCTCATGAACGTAGCTTCACTAGAACTATGTGAGGAGCTTTCAGAGCTTAGTGATTGGCGAGAGTCAAAGTCGTTAGCCGCCAAGGTCTGGTGTCGCAACGGTATTGGCGAGTGGATGGTAGAGACTGCCTATCACGGCGTTCATCCAGGCCAAATTCAGGCCTACGACCTTGGCTATCTCATTAGGAGGCTGCCAGACGATGACTACGAGTTCATACATGACTCCGATGGTTGGTATTTCAGAGGTGTCAGCCCCTACGCAGATAGCGGTGGATCTTACGACGCACCTGAAGACGCTGTGGCCAAGGTAGCTATCGAACTCTTCAAACGAGGTGTCCTGACGAAGTAGCTCAGGGCCTGGGGCGTCCGCCTAATAAGCCGGGCCAATAAGCGGTAGGTCTCCCACCTTGAAGCGCCCCGCCCTTGATGTAGTTATCCACACCTGCCCAAAAAATAGTGTTGACTATTTTGAACAATTCTTTATAGTCAAAGGCAGGAGATACAAGTGAACCATTCGAACATTTACGGAATCAAAATATACTTCTATAAGACCGAAGACCCGAACTTTTTCAAAGGCATAGCGCAGCGAAATAGAAGCCGCCGCCTCACTGAAGAAAAGAGGATCAAGAAGATCTCACAAGAAGCAGTCACACTAGTAATAACGCTAATAGGAACAGGAGGATTGAAATGGACTACCTAGCGTACATGATCATCGGGGCACTAGCCGTTGCAGTCGCCCTGTTGGCACTCATGATCAAGTTCGTCCCAGACGAGATGGATCAGGACCTCCGATAGAGGGAGCGTTGCCCGCAAACCGCTTCGGCGGCAGACCGCGTAGAACCAACTACGGCAACTATTCTCCATTGAACTTTGACAATCAGTTGTGCAGTTACATGGACATATAAGCGTCGTGCACAGACGGATACCCTGTTGCAGAGGGTTCGCGGTAACAGATGACTGCTGACCGCGAATAGGTGAGTCGGCTCTCTGCCTTATATGTTCAACATGGCTATGTAATGAAACCTGAGTGAGTGTACTTGCAAGAGGGTAGAGCGGACAGTTCGGGGAAACGTACACGTCATGCCCGCCCCGCTCGGCTTACATAGACCAGCTAGTAGTCGGCTCCGATGGGTAAGTCCTTGATGGCTCTGTACCTGACTACTAGCAGCCATGTAACTGCACAATATCCATCAAGCCTCACGAGACAACTCGTTGGGCTTGATGGGCGCACCAGGACAAATAACTAATCTTTTCGAAAGGTTCTTTTATTTAAAACTACCCTGGCGCGCTCTTTACCAGTTCCGCTTAGGTGATGCCCACCCTTACCTAGGCGGAACTGGACGTAGGAGTTGCCCTCACCGGAAGACTCGTACGTTCAACAGCTCGTCGCTACTGCCACATAAAAGGTTGAGGTTGGCAGCGTAGAAACCCTTTCGTAGTGGCTCTCCCCTTGTGTATGAGGGAGCCGCGAGACCCGACGGCGGCGAGCAAACCTAGAAATTATAAGGAGGTGAACGATGAGACTAATCAAATACTCATCTCGCGTAACAGATTTAGACAGCGAGCTATTGAACGTAAGCTATTGGACTTACTTGAAGCTCCGAGTCCAGTTCTGGAAGTGGCGATTACATCGAACGATGGGTAGGCCTGTACTACTTCTGAGACACTCACCAGAAGAGATTCAGGGGTGAGCGTATCTTCAGACAAGGGAGTCTCGCTAGAGAAGCAAGTAGCCAAGCTCTTGCAGAAGAAGCTAGGAGCTCGTGTGTCCAGGGATAAACGCAGCGGGGCCGGCACTCACCAGAAGATGGACTTGAACGACTACTTCCAAGACACTCCCCTAGACATCGAGTGCAAGAACCATAAGACGATCAAGATACGCGAGTGGTGGAAGCAGACAGTCTCAGGCGCAAGCTTCAGCCGCATCCCTACCTTGGTGTTTCAGGCAGACGATGAAGTCTTAGCCACAGTGCGTTTCAGTGATCTTGTAGACCTCGTAGCGGAGACGCAGCAGCACCGAACAGAGATCAAGCGCCTCAAAGAACCAGTACTCATGACAGGTAGCGGAACAGTTGTTGATCCGGCCGATATCAAACCCGGTGCCATCCGCTCAACGTGGAGCGAGTGTCGCGGCGGCAACATGGTGAGCCCTGGCGAGAAGAAGTGTCTCGTGAAGAACTGCACCTATTGCTCGAACAAGAAGGTCAAGAAAGAGAAGAAGTAGGCCCTGATCGTGGGCTGAATCTTGGAGCTAACCGGCTTCAAGTACATTCCACGATTAAGGAAGTGATTGACGTGGTGATTCACGCCATCCAAATCCCGCACGATGAGGATCGACCCCTTTACAAAGTAGAAGTCAACGGCCTCTCCAGCATGCAGGCCGCAGTTGGTGGCCTCATTCAGGCCATCGACCTCGGGCCATTGCACGCCACGTTCTTCGTGAACGAGGAAGGCAAGCTTGAGCAGCAGCCAATCAACCGCAGGGCAACGCTCATGTGGTGGTTGCTCTTCCCAAGCGCACGGCATATGGATGTCATCGTTGGCGAAGCTCTAATGGTCGGACACCCCGACGAACAGGGCAACTCCACCGATGTTCCGGAAGCCGTCACCAAGCTCCTGTTTGAAACGAAGTCTTACAAGGCTGAGTTTCAAACGTACGACGACGCCAACAAGTTCAACGGCAACAGAATGCGGTTCGAGGACTACTTTGTAGCCGCGAACTATGCACTGGGCAAGGCCGAGTCTTGGTCAGCGGTACAACGCTGCCGAGTCGTTCCGGCTGAGAACTAGAGCAATGACCGGCGAACGGCTTACAACGCCCCCTCACTGGTCTGATCTGCTCAAGACGGCACTGGAACTCCCTGGACAAGCTGGAAGCACGTACAACCGCTTCAGGCGCTTCTCACTGGGCAACCAGGCGCTCCTGATGATGCAGGGGCTTATGGAACCGGTGAACACCTACAAGGGCTGGCTGGCACTGGACCGACAGGTAAAGAAGGGCAGCAAGGCCAAGGTTATCTACGTCCCCATGTTCCGAAAGGAGCTGACAGATAAGGGCGAAGAAGAGAAACGGCTATCCGGCTTCAAGCTGGTGCCGTCGATCTTCGGCGTCTCTGAAACTGAAGGTGAGGATCTACCCGAGTACCAGCCTCCTCATTGGAGCAAGGAACTAGCGATGCGCAAGCTCTCGCTGATCCAAGTTCCCTACGAGTCGCTGGAAGGCAACTCCCAGGGTTACTCGACTGCCCGGCAGTTCGCGATCAACCCGGTTGCGGTCTATCCGTTCAAGACAACGCTGCACGAGTTCTCGCACATCGTGGCTGGGCATACCGTGCCTGACCAGATGGACGAGTACCGGACCCACCGCGGACTCTGTGAGTTCGAGGCGGAAGGATCGGCCTACCTGCTGATGAATGAGCTTGGTTCAACAGACCAGTTCGACGCAGCCGAAAGCCGCTCCTATATCCAGACATGGCTCCAGGGTGAAGAACCACCTGAGTCATCCGTAAAGCGAGTCTTTAGTACGGCGGACAAAATCTACCGTGCGGGACTGGAAGAACCGGAAGGAGATGAGCCAGTTGACCAAAGGGCTGTTGATACCAGCGGACAACTCCAAGCCGCTTGAGGTTCGTGATTTCGCGGACATCAAAACGCTAGAGGACGTGCTGGGTGGTACTGCTGAAAGATTCACCATGAATCGTCCGGATGCAGTGCTGTTTCAAAGCGAGAGCGCTCCGTACCTTGATCTGCCGACTAACCGACGAGCAACGCTGGCCCTTTGGTGCCATGCAACATCTCTAAGGGGAAAGCAGGCTGTGGCGGGTGACTCAGTTCTACTTGGACCGCTCACTGAGCAATGCGACCTACAGGACGTACCTCAGTGGTACGAGACGCTGTTTCTTGGGACTGATCGTTTCAAGGTACATGCACAGCGTCTTGAGGACATGGCATGGCGAGAGCACGAACGGGTATTTGATGACTGGCAGCAGGCATACACGTCCGTTCTACTGCACGCCGAGCGTAACGCTATGGTGGCGCATGTCAGAGTGGTTCCAGCTTCATGATCGTGGAAGAAGGCTCGTCTATATGGCGAGCCTCTTTCAATTTAAAAGGGACAGGTAGAGAGAGCAATGCTCGAATCTCTACCTGTCCCGGTTTTAGATGAATGGATCACGATCCCTTCTTGTTAGTCGCCGTTGGGCTTGAAGCCGTTTCGTCTCCCTCTGATATTGTCAGCGTTTGCCAACACCTCAGGGGTAACAACCTTGTCGAAGTCGGCCTTGCTGACGATGAACTCTTCAGTCTTCCCGTCAGGGTGGCGCAGCTCGATCTCCACGACGTTGTTCATGCGCTTCAGACCTTCCAGTTCGGAAGCCATTGCGTCGAAGAGCTTGCCGTGCGCACGCACAACCACCGTGATCACCTGGTCATCGTCGAGAACTTTCCCGCTGATGTCCGATGTCCGGATATTTTTGTACCCGATCTTAATCACCTTCTTTCATGTACTAGCAATCGCGCTTTACGATCACCATTGCTGTGCATTATGAAGGATTGCTATTTATTGTCAATACAATAATTGCTATAATAGAAGCAAGTAATGAACGGCTTTAACCTCGCCCACTATGTAAAGAAATCCACCGACTCTAGTTCGGTTCCTTTGCGGGTTCAGAACAAAGATACTCTCTCAACTGTCGTTGCTCTCATCGGCAAGAAATAAGCGAAACAACACCGGAAACGCCAATAGCGCCTATCGAATTATGGCGCTATTCTTGTGGGGTGCTTTAGTCATTGACAAGTCGTCAAAACATTGCATAATACACCACACTCATGTATAAGTATGCATAGGAAGTAACCCCATTATGCAGTACCCAGAACCCTCATCCAGCGGGCGTATCAAGTGCGCCCTCTACCTCAGAATCAGCAAGGATCGCCGCAAGCAGAGCCTAGGTGTGCAGCGCCAGGAAGAGGCCTGTAGAGCCCTCGCAGAGCAGCTTGGGTGGGATGTCGGAGTCATCCTTACCGACAATGATCGGTCTGCATACTCTGGAAAATCTCGCCCTGGATATGAGCAGCTTCTAGAGCTCATGAGACAACGACAGATAGCCGGAGTTATCGCACTCCATACTGATCGACTCCACCGCTCCCCTACTGAACTCGAGTCCTTCATCTCAGTCTGTGATGACAATGGCATCGACGTTAGAACGGTTCAGGCCGGCGTCATTGATCTGACTACAGCAACGGGCCGGATGGGTGCACGTATATACGGAGCAGTAGCTCGACACGAGGTTGAGCATGGCATAGAACGCATGAAAGCCGCCAAGCTACAGGCAGCTCAAGCAGGGAAACCTTCTGGCGGTAACCGCGCCTATGGTTACGAACAGAACGGCATGGTCATTATCGAGAGCGAAGCTGCCGTAGTCCGCGAGGCTATCGATCGCTTTATCGCCGGAGATTCCTGGAACTCGATAGCTCTTGATTTCAACGCCAGAGGCATTCCTACTGCCAAGGGGAAGATGTGGGCGGCAATCAACGTGCGCAATGTAGCCGTCAGGCCGCGCAACATCTCAGTTCGAGTCCACAATGACAATGAATACCCGGCCATATGGCCTTCGCTCATCAGCAAAGAAACTTGGGAAGACCTTCACCTAGCTATCAAGAAGGGGCAGGCTCTCTACGGCTCCCGAACCTACAGTCGAAAGCATCTGCTGAAGGGCTTTGTTCACTGCGGCCTATGTGGCACGCGTATGAACATCATCAATGCTCAGAACCGAGACGGTAGTTACTCCCCCGCCTTTAGCTGTCGGACGGCAGACCACCGCGGACAAAAACTTGGATGTGGCAAAGTGAAACGACGCAAAGACCCAGTAGAGGATCTGGTTATCGATTGCCTCATGTACCGGCTTGATACCCCTGATCTTGGCTCGATGATCGAAGGTGATAAATCGGCAACTCCAGAACTGAAGCAGCTCATGCGTGACCAGGAAGCACAGCGCCATCGTCTGCAAGAAATTCTGCAGCGCTTCGCAACCGGAGACATGGACTTCAACGAGTACGACACCGCTAAAACCACCGCACAAGCACGTTTAGAGGCTCTAGGACGTGAGCTAGACCGTATGTCGAGCAGGACAACTATCGCCAAAATACCAGTGGGTCAGACGCTGCGAGAGGCCTGGGATAAGTCTGATCTCATGTGGAGGAAACAACTTGTAGATGCTGTGATCGACAAGATTCTGATCTATCCCAAGCAACCCGGTGACGGCAAGGCTAAGTATAAGCAGTGGAACTTCAATCCTGATCGGGTGGAGATCAGGTGGAAAGCCTAGTCACCTGCTCCTGAAGCTCTTCAACCAGCTTTTCAAGCCGCTCTACGCGCTGCTCTAAAGACTCCTTCTTATCCAGTAGCTCGTCGTGGTTGATGAACAACGAGCCCGCTAATATCTGCGCACCGACTTCTTCATGCCGGATCAGTGTTCGATAGCTGACTTTTTTCTGCTTACAGAACCGGTTGCGTCGTTCCGTCAGGTTTAGTCCGTCGCCACCAAGACCCAGGGCATTGCGCAACGTCTCCTTGTACTTACTGTCGGGTGGCAAGCGAACGAGGCCACGGTAGATCAACTTCACCAGTTGCTTCCGGTCCTCGACTTGGAACAGCTCGATCATGCCGTCGTGTACCACCACATCCTCTGTCGATCCAAGGATGCCCGACCCCTGAAACAGAAGCCGTAGCGCCTCGGCCCACTCCTTCGTCTTCTGGATGTTCTCATCACGGATGGACCGCTGTTCTTCTGTGATTTCCACTCTTCCTCCTTGCATGTCAGTTATTGACACCCACTCTACATGCCACATATTGTCATGTCACCTAGACCATCTAATAGGAGGCTTCAAGTGGCGAAAGAGATCGAAGGCTTAGGCAGCGAATCAAGTTACGCAGTAGGAGCCCAGCTGTATCACCTGCTCTACGGTCGCGACGCGGTAGGCATGAGTCGGCGTGGCAAGCGACAGGAACAACGAGAGGTAAAAAACCAGCGCCGCGAAATCCGCCATCCAGACGGACGCGTCGAGTTCATCGATCAGACGGTAATCAACGAAGTCATCTACGAGGAATGGGAGAACTGAAATGACTGCAAACGAGGTCAGCGTGATGTGGGGCGGCATTATCTTCTTTGGACTCATCGCTCTCATGTTGGGTGGAAGCATCTGGGCCATCAAGACCTTTGGCGGCAGGATGGCTCGGCACCAACGAAAGATGCAGATCGAAACTGCCATCCGGATGGGCATGGTTGACGCTCATCTCCAGGAAGAGATCGTTGAAGAGATGGTGAGTCAGCGACTCAAGGACCTGCGACGGTGAAGAAGCTTTGGGGACTGGTCTTCACAGTTTTTGCCATCGTTTTCATCATCAACATCGCCGTTGCCGCTATAGAGCCCTTTATGCCCCTGATCGGCATATCAATTGCCATCATCGTAGTCCTAGCTACAGCCTGGGCCGCTTGGCGAATAATCTCAGTTCGCACCAAGCGCTTCTGGTAGAAAAAGCCACGTTATGTCAAAGTAAGGACGGCATGATGTGGCTTTTTCTTTATCTCACACTCACCCCGACACTGTTTATCGGAGTACTAAAGATGAAGCTACAGTCCCAAGCTGAACTAGACAGCCAGCGCTTGACCTACGTTTTAACCTTCTCTCAGAATCTTGTTGAAGACCAAGTGCAGGCGTTGCTTCGAGCGCTCAGCGGAACCCTCCAATCAAAGCCCTCTCCGTTTGCAGGCGTTCGAACCATCGTGTTTGAAACTTGGTCTACACCTAAGGGCATCGAACATCGCATCAAAGTTCCGAAGCAACAAGCCGACGCCATCATGAGCCAGATACGCACCCACCTACGAGGTCTTAGGTACGAGCCGGCCACCACGTTCCCTCAGCACGAATGGACCTACGCGGTAGAAATCGGTGAGAGTAACCCAGAGCGATCACTTCGAATCGTCAACTCCAATGACACTGCCGCCTCAATCCTTACTTCTATAGGCCAGCTCAAAGAGGGCGAAGCAGTCTTGATGCAGTGGGTTGTTACTCCTGTTCGACCTGAACGACTTCCGGAAGACGGGGCTGCATCAGCCAGGTTCACCTTCAAATCAATACTGGGGGTTCAGCCAGCAAGCCGTGATGAACTGGCGGATCGGCGAAAGAAGCTCAGCGAATCTAACTATGGTGCAGTACTGAGAGTGGCAGCTAAGGCTAGTGGCCCAGTGCGTGCACAGAAGCTTGTTTCCAACGTGCGCTCATCCTTCACTGCGGTCAACTCTCCTGATAACCGATTCATTGAGATGCGAGTACCTAGGGTGAAGCTTCAGGACCGGATAAACAGAGCGGCCTCGCTTATCCGCTTCCCTATGACGCTCTCTATATCCGAACTGATACCGCTGATCGCCTATCCAATCGGTTCCCCTATGGTGGCTGGACTCCCCCGATCTGCCAGCCGCCATCTTCCTGCTGATGCTTCAATTCCCTCGGATGGCATCAACATTGGCATGGCCAACTTCCCAGGCGGCGAACGTCCAGTGGCTATCAGTTGGGAGGACATCACCAAGCACATGCACATCGTGGCACCTACGGGAACTGGTAAGACGGAGACCATGCGAAATGTCGGGCGTCAGATCATCGCTAAAGACATGGGCATGCTCATGATTGAGACCAAGGATGATCTATTTGATCGGCTGCTCGAAGACATACCTTTTGACCGCATCGACGAAGTCGTGATGATCGACTTGAACGACCCTACGGCGCCGGTCGGTTACAACCCACTAGAAGACGGCGATCAGTATCAGACCATTGAAAACATAGAGAATATCGTTTCGAACATTCACGGCGACAAGGATGGCGTCTGGTTCAAGAAGGTGGTCTACCACTCGCTACGAACACTGATGACTAGGCCGGGTGCTACCCTCTCTGATCTCGTACCTCTACTGCAGCCGACTGACGAGCAAATGCCATGGCGAAAAGAGATCATCAAGAACCTGAGGGAACCGGAGCTCATTCAGTTCTGGAAGGACCTGGACAAGATGGGCGAACAGAAAGCGGCCCAAGTAGTGCAGCCAGTTATCGACCGATTCTGGCACTTCAACTCAAGGAAGGCTGTACGCAACATCTTTGGCCAGAGCACGAGCAGCTTCTCCATGACTGATGCCGTTGCCCAGGGGAAAATCGTCTTGGTCAACGTCAGCAATATTGATAAGAGCACGACTAAGTTCATCGCTTCAATGTTGATCAGCTCAGCGTACAACGCTGTACGAAAGAAGCGGCCAGACAAACCGTTCTTCTTCATGGCGGATGAGGTGCAAAATCTTATGAGTCTTCCTATCAGCCTCGATGAGATGCTCGCCCAGGCGCGCAGTTATAACTTGCCGATCATCATGGCCAACCAGTCATATAGCCAGCTCCCTCAAAACATCCAAGACGCCGCCCATAACAACGCTAGGACCAAGTTGGTATTCCAACTCGAGAGCAGGGATGCCTCTAAGATGGCAGGGCAGTTCGGAAGCTCGGTAACTGAGAACGACCTGATGAACCTCGGTCAGTATGAAGGTGTAGCCAGGATCGCCACGAGTGCCGGCGTCAGTCCGCCAGTAACATTCAACGCGGCAGTACCCGCCCAACGACAGAACCTTGGATGGATGGTTCGCCAAGCTAGTCACAAGAACTATGGGCGCTCACCTGAAGACATCGCGGCTGAGATCCAAGCCCGTCGCACAGCGGAGCCTACAAAGCCACAGCATAAGCCGAAACTCTTCATACGAGAGTGGGAGTAGACATAGAAAAGCCCCGTCCATATTGGCGGGGCTTTTCTATGCGCTAGTTAGCTGCGTGGTAGGCATCCTGGATGGACTGCGCCACGCGGCCACGTTCCGAAACCTCGTAGCCGTTGTCCTTAGCCCACTGGCGGATCTTCTGAAGCTCTTCTTTATTGCTAGAGTTGCGGCTCGTTGAGGCGCTGGCTTCACGCGGTACTCGTGAAGTGGCTTTAGCGGCAACCTTCACATAAGGAGCAAGAGCAGCTTGTAGCTTTTCAAAGTTGTCTTTTGAAAGATCAATGTCGTACTGCTCACCGTTCAGAGCGAACGAGTAAGACTCTGCATCGGGCGTACCGTCGATGTCATCCATGCGAATAGTTTTGATTGCCATGGATAGAAGACTACGCGCTAAAAAGACCTACAGCAACGCGGTAGGTCTTAGATGGGTCTATAGTCATGTTTTGGCTTAGGAAAGCTCTTGGAGCCTGCTAGCAGGCAATAGCGAGCTATTTAGAGCCGTCGGTGAACAGTTGCTTGATAGTTACGAAGGATGCGTTGATGCCGCCGACGAGCCCTGCGCCGATGAGAGCTACCGTTAGGTTGACAATGCTGGCCGTACCCTGAGAAGCGGCATGAATGAAATCTAAGCTCACAAGGGTAAGGGTTCCTAGGAAGCCCGCCGCAAATGAGTAGCCCAGTGCTTTTAGGATTTTGATTGCTTGAGATTTAGTAATTGGTGTCATACGCCTCCTTACTTAATGCCTAACTCTGCGAAGAGATTCCTGGCAGTGTCTTTAATGGTTTGTAGCTTTTGCTCTGCGTCGGTGGTGGGTGCAGGTTTGACTGCGAGTTGAGCCTTCAGATCAGCTACTTGCTTCCTGAGACTATCTCGCTCGGCATACACAGCATCGAGCCGCTTGATATTCGCCGTCATTTCACCGCTGTTCATCCATCCAAAGATGTAGTCCCATGTCAGGTCTTGTCCCACGTGAATTTTCACTAAGTCAGCGTCGGTCTCACCTTTTCGGGCGTTTGCGCGACCATCACGGCCATCACGTCCTGCCCAGTACGCCATACAGCGAGCTACATCTATATTCACTTTCACCATAGTTTTCCCCTTGATTATGTTTTCTGCGTTTACGGCTACGCCACCCTTATACATCTCGAAATGCACATGAGGGCCAGTAGCTTGCCCGGTCGATCCAACCTTGCCGATTACTTGGCCTTCGCTGACGCGGTTGCCGCCATTCACCAAGACAGCACTCATATGTCCCATGTAGTAGCTGTGGCCGCTGTCGCCGCTCAACTTGACGTAATTGCCGCCGAAGTATCCTCCTGGCTTCCATCCACTGTTGACAGCAGTGATTACGCCACTTTCAGGAGCCTTGATCTCTACACCTTCATTGGCTGCTAGATCGGTTCCCCAATGCTCGTAGCCGAAGTCCTTGTTGATGCCGTGGAATCCCTGGGTGATGATGAATGAGTCAAGAGGCCAGCGCATCAGCTAAGTGTCTCCACGACAGTCTGATGCTCGACGTTCTGAACTTTGACGGTTTGCTTCTTCACGATGGCATCGTGGTTTCGATCAGCTTTCTCGACGATGCTCCGCAACAGCTTGCTTTGAGAGGTGAAGCTCTCGATAACATGCTTCTGGAACTCACGGTCTTGCTCATCACGCTTCTTGATCGATTCCTCGAGTGAACGTGAAGCAGCGGAACTGTTATTGATCGATTGCGCCAGTGTCAGAAAGGCGTCGTTGCTCTTTTCGATGGCGTTTGTGTTCTTATCTATTGTCGTGTCTTGACGCTTATCCATACGCTTAACAATCCAGATCATGACGCCGACAACAGATGCCACGATTGCGATGACCGAGCCTAGGACGCTGAGAACGGCGATAAGAACAGTGCTATCGCTCATACCATCGTCTCCTTTGACTGTTGATTTTGTCTTTGGTTCATAGCAATCCGACCTAATATGGTTCCACGATGATGGCAGGATCAGCGAAATACGTGCCTGTACCAGCTGACACTGATTTCATCAAAGTAAATGTTGTAACGCCGGGTGTGAGTCCAGTAAGAACAATGGTTCGTCCAATAACCCAGCCCGTCGAGCCAGAGGTCTGTATTGCGCGGGAGATATTAGCGGCAAGGGTGTTAGCACCCGACAGTGCGAAGCTCAAACGAGTGTCATTCCCAGAAACGGAATTGTACATACCACCGCTGATGTGAACCTTGACTCGAGTTCTGACAGTCAGAGTTACAGAGATACCCGCTGATACGAAAGGACCGCTCGTTGTTGTGGTAACTACTCCCGAGGCGGCTGCAATATCGAAACTAGAGAAGTCGATCTTATCCTTGGTTACTGCTAAGTCATCAAGTCCAGTTCCATCCGCCAAAGCCTCAATGTTTTCAACCATTTGGTCCAACATTGCGGCTGGTAGCGTGGTAAGCGGATCGAAATCCATTCCTGGGTTGGGTAATGACATATTCAGTTGTTCCTTGTTTATCTATTTCTATTGTAACAAATGCGTATTTCCGACGTAGTAGAGGGAGCCTCCATCTGGAACGTTATCAAGCGTCTCTTTCAGGCAGTCTCTAGTTGTTTCTAGATCGCTCCAATAAGCGTCATCGATCTCACCTAGAGGGTATGGGGGAAGCTCCTGACCAGCTAAAGAGGGATCTCGACTTTCTAGCAGTTCAGTGACCAGGGCATGGAAGTCCTGAAGCTGCTGACGGGCGATCCTGTATTTGTCACCTATGAACTCGAACTCCGAGTGATTGATTATTGCCCAGTAGTAAAATGCGCGTGTTTGATCCATATCGCCTCCTTTAACCCTTATTTGCTGGGAAATAGGCCCAGTCTCCATTAACGAACTCAACAGTTGACGACGCTAGGGCGGTTTTGACGCTTCCATCTGGGTTGTAGTAGATGCGGTCAAGGAAGTAGAACTTGCCATCTCCCACACCGCCGCCTCCCATGCCGAATACGAATCCTTGCGTCATATTGGCCACTTGGTAGTAGACGTCAGTCCTAAACGGGAACCGTGTACTGGTGAACGGATTAAAGGAAAATGTTCCGGCCATCAGACGCAGCTCATACCTAACGAACAGATAGGGCGTGTTTGATTTGTTGCCGCAAGACCATTGGTAGTTGACCTTATTGGTCCCGTCGTCGTAGAAGACACCCGAGCCAGAGAAAGGTCGCTTCGTCGTGTCCCAACAGAAGTTGATTAGGAGCTCTCCGTAGAGCTGCTGAGACGTGTCCCCTGCAAACAAATCGATGAAGAACTCAAAGACGTAGCCTATGTTGTTGCCGCTGAGCGTCACAGTGGCATTCCTCGGCGTCGGTGCGATGACACGACCAAGGTGGATGATTTTGTAGAGGTTGAAGCGGCTGGAAAAGACCAGGTCGTTGACGGTAGCTGTCTTCACGTCTACTCCTGGCCTCGCAAGATCCACGACAATGCCCGCGCCGTCGCCTCGATCACCTATGAGTAGGATGTCCGAATTGCCGTCATTACTGATGAGGCGGTTGTTTCCCTCTTCTATGCGAAGCCGGCCATTGGAGCTGCTTATTGCTTTTTGTCCTTTGTATTGAATATCTGCCATATCACCTCCTTTAGATTGTTAGTAAGTCGTCGCCGTCTAGCAGTGATTTATCTAGTACGAACCATGGGCTTTCAAGCACCTTGCGGGCCGTGATGATCTGCGTATAGCAGCCGTCCTGGAGTCGGTTGTACGTCTTGATGATCTTGTACAAGCCCACGTAGGTCTTCACGTCAAGATCGATGATGTCCCCCAGTTGTAGGGCGGGGTGGCCCTTCACTGTCATCTCAACCTCGTTCGCGTACCTAGAGAACTGTTCAATAATGGAAAAGGCCAGCGAGTCGCACTGCTCGACGCTTTGTATGAACGGGTTATCGAACTCGATCACGTTCTCCTCAAACTTGATGATGCTGCCTTCATCTCTTTCGACGTAGGAGATCGAGTCAACTACTTTGGCTGGCTCTCCCCACAACTCGACTTGATCTATGTTCACGGCAAAAGCATTGGCGTTGGCGATCGTGAAGACGTAAGAGTTGGTTCTAAGCTCGTGCGCTGTCACTGTTAGTCCAGTACCTACAGAGGCTCCTAATGTCGTCTCTCCTGTGAACCACGAGGCTCCCGAACCAATGCCGAATGTGGGAGTCGCTATAGACAGGCATGGGTCTTGTAGATCCGCTTCAAACTCTCGAGATTCCCCAGGGGCGATGACGAAGAGATTGCTGTCAGAAGCCGTCTTACTGAAGACAACTTGGTAGTCCTGCACCTCTCGTATATCCGCGTAGATCTTCACCGTGTTGATGATCTTGCTATCGCCGTTGGTCTTGATGTCGATGACGTTGGACTCATCGAATGTGTAGACGGGGTCTAGGACAGGCGTTACACGAGGATCTAGCTGGATGATGCCTTGCTCGTCTAGCCATAGATTCCCCATCTCGGCCTGCATAAGCTGTCGGATCACATCGCCTGCAAGTGCACCCTTCTCGAAGAATACAAAGGGGATGATGTTGCGACATACAGGTAGGTTGTATTGCTCAGGCGCCAGTCCAAACTGATCGAAGATCTTTACTAGAACCTGATCTGTTCGGGCATTTTGCATCGCTACTGTACTGGTGACGGGCATCTTGAACATCTGAGACAGGAAGTCGATGGCGTGAAACGAAGCAGTCTTACTCGCGTCGTCAAGAACTGGCATCTTTTCTGTCAGGCCGACGAACTGCGGGATGTTGATGTTGTTGAACCCTGATAGCAACCTCACCGGACGCTTAGGCAAGATGAACTGATCTATTGGAGAGCCCGAGTTAGGGCTGAAGTAGTCATCGTGGTTATCCACCGAGAAGTCGGCCATTGCGGAAATGACTGAGTCAGGAAACTCAAGCTCGCGGCTCCACTCCATCATGATCACTCGATCAGTGAAGGCTTGGTAATCGTAGCGATCCCACTGCTGGATTGGGTTATCGGATGACGGCTGCAAGATGTCTGGACCGTCAAGTAGTGAACTGTCCAGCTTGAAGAACACGGTGTCTTCGTTGAACGCCTTGTCAAAGGACATACGAAGGCCCCAGCTAAGTTTCCTTAGCTGCCCTTGTGCATGGTCGGTGAAGGACGGAGGGACAACCTGCATCAACCCGCTCCTGGTAGCTGCGCTGTCTCTCGTAGGCCCACCTGAACATTGGATACCTCACCGCCATGACTGATGATCTCCTTGGTGTTGAGAGTCATCCTTACTGGGACATCCGTCACCGCGTAATGGTCGATGGTTATGCGCGGGTACTTGAACGTAGTGAACTGACGGTCGTAGAAGCCGCGTAACGCGTTGTAGTCGCTCTCAGACAAAGTTGCCCATGTGTGCGACCAAAGACGCTTACGAGCGATGAAATCGGTGTATACGTTGTAATCCAGCGTCTGAACGTCCGTGGCATTCTCAATTGTTTGCTCACTGACTGGAACCTCAAGTAATGGAAGCGTCAGGCTGGTCGTATCGTCGGTTAGTTGGATGGTTATCATGCGGCGACTCCTATTTCTTGGCGGCCCTTAGCCCTTAGTTCTTCATTCACCCTTTCGATGAGGCGTTTCGCGATGGCTCGTTCATCTGCGGCAGAGCTGGTCATGATGCCCGACAGATTTACGTTGACGACTGTGCTGGTCGATGATGCAGGGCTACTACTTGAACCCACCAACGCATCGAGATCAGGCAAGCCAGTTGATTGATTGACCAACCTTTGCGGTAGGACATACTCGCCACGGTGCACGATGCCCGCTGGCTCGTCTACTCCGCCCCGTCCTGTGAAGCCGCCACTTGAAAAACCGAAGACCTTGAACAGTCCCTTGGTTGGGTTCGAATGTTTACCGACCTCTATAGAGAAGTCCATAGTCCTCTTGAGAGAATCTTTCATCGGCTTGAAAAAGTCACCGCCGTTGGCTTCCCAGTTACGCGCAAAGTTGTCTTGGGCTTTTCTGATCCAATCAACCTTGCTCACCTCGTCAACGAGGCTCTGCATGAAGTCCACGCTTTTTGTCTTGCCAATGGCCTTCGTATTCATGTTGTTGAGCTTCGAGAGATAGGCATCTGAGAAAGCCTGTCCACCAGCCGCACCCGTCCTGGCGTTGCCCTCTATCGCATCGAGGCGCTGCTGTTTGAGGGATGCTAGCTGTTCATTACGGCTTCGTTTGAGCTTCTCGATCTCATCGAGCAAAATCACGTCACGTATAGAGGCAACATCAACCGCGTGCTTGTCTAGTAACGCAGTCTCAGCGTTGAGGCGCGTCTGCAGATCCAAAGTGCGTTCGTCATGCTTGGACTTTTCGTACGCTGCATCTTCGTCGTACTTAGCCTGTCGCTCGGCAAACTTAGTCGCGTACTCGTTGTTCTCTTTAGCCAAGGCAAACTCAAGCTCTGATAGCTGCGTTCGGTTAGATGCGTTGCTGTAGCGGCGTAGGAAGTCGATTTGAGCTTGAAGCTTGCTCACCTTGGACTGGTGGGTCTTCGCTTCTTCAGACTGCTCCTTGGAGAACTTGGACAACCTATCGTCGTACGCCTTCTTGTAGTCAGCATTCTCATCTTTGAGCTGCTTCGTAATCGACTTGATCGTGTCCTGATGTCCCCTGACCATCTCAGCTAAGGACTCGTTGAAGTCCCGGTTGGTCTTGGCTATCTGATCGTCAATCTTGCTGAGCTGCTTCTCGAGTTTGCCGCTCTCTTTCGTGAGGCCCTTGACGTTTTCCGCTGCTCCACCTGTGGCATCTCCGAAGTCGAACATCTTGTCGCCTGACTCTTCTAGTCCGCTGATCATGTTGTCGATGACTGCTCCAGCGAACAGGCCGAAAACAGCTCCCAGGATGGCGATGGCAGGATGCTTGATAAGGGAGGTGAGAGCTAGCTTCAGTACTCCGATGGCCTTCACGCCCAGGTACGCGCCACCAGCAAACCCAGCGAAGGCTACGACGCCTGAACCGATAGTGATGATTGCCTGTTGGTTGGTAGCTATAAATTCGGTCAGACCATTCACTAGTGGCTGGCGAATTGTATTGGCTAATTCACCGACGCGTGCCATGAGGTATTGGGTCTCAGTTGCCAATCGTGAATCAGATCCGGCCGCAGTCTGCGCTAGCCGTGAAGCATCACCGAGTTGAGCGTTCGTCTCTCTGAGCAGGCCTGTATAAAGCGCTTGGCGCACGGAAGCATCTGACGTTATGTTCATGACGTCTTGCTGGCTCTTGCCGGCTTCCTGAAGGATCACAGATAGGTTCTTGGTTACACCCGCGTTGTCCACCAGGATTGAGTTGCCGTTCTTGATACCTTCTGTTGCTCCACGGATAGATTCACCGAAGGCAAGTGCACTCTGACGACCGAAGGCCGCGGTGTCTTTGAATCGGGTAATAAGGGTGATCGCCTCATCAAGGCTGAAACCAGTAGCTAAGAGGTTCTTTAGGCTCGTCGCTGCATCCGCAAGTGGCATGAGTCCATCTGCTGCAAGCTGTCGAGCTGCTTCACGCGCTCCACCTGAACTCTGTCCGAAGGCATTGGCTACTGTCGTGAGCCCCAGCATTGAAGCTTGGAAGCGGTTGGCCTCGTTGACTGATTCAGTAAGGAAGGTCTTGAGTCCCTGTATGGACAGATACGCTCCACCGATGGCCGCGATGCTGCCAGGAACAGAATCAAGACTGTTCTTCATGCTCTGCGTGGACTTCTTTATCGCCCCGTCCGTCTTGTTCACGGAGTCACGGACGATAGAGTCAGCCTGAGTAGCCGAAGACTTTAGCTGGCTGGTATTGATCTTGGCGTCGTACTGGACCGCGCCTACTACCTCATTGTTCATGAGGACACCTCAGCGGCCTTGTGGAAGACCTTCATGGCCTTCTTGAAGTTCTCACTTGGCTTAGTAGATGCAGCCGAATGAGCGGCCATGAACTGGACGTAGCCAAGATCGCTTAGGTTGGCGTACCAAACCTTATGTGCACCAGCTAGAAGAGCACTGGCTAACTCTAGGTCGATCTCGTTGTTGATAATGGCCATCATGCCTTCGAACCCGAAGTAGAACCCGAACTCTGCAATGAAGTAAGTCTCAGGGTCTACATCGATGGCATTTCTCGTGCCCTCTGCCTTCTCACGCGCCTTGGTGATCTTCTTAAGGTCTTCCGGCGAGAGTTGAAGCAGGCTGTTAGTTGGTTGGTTCGGCTTCACCACCTGTCTCTTTCAGCTCTTCAGCTTTAGCCAACTTGTCAGCGTTGAAAATGAGGTCGTACACCTCAGTTCGTTCGTCGTAAGACAAACCAGAGATTAGGGCCAGTGATTTAGAGCCGTCTCCCCCATCATCGAAGGTATCAGCGTAGATTTTGAGCGACTTCTCCTGAAGGGACGTGAATAGATCCTCATCCTTGGCAGTGAGAGTGCCCTTCTTTGCGCGCTCTTGAAGCTTCTCAAGCTGCCTAAGTATCTGAGAAATGGCTAACTCGTCACCTGCACCAAGCTTACGCACCGTGTACTCATGGTCATCGATGAGTACCCTTTTCCGGGTTGTTAGTTTCTTTGTAGCGATTTCAATCATAATAGCTCCTAAATTATCTATTCTCATTGTAACAAAGGCGCTATTTTACCTCTGTAAAACAAAAAAGCCCCGAAGGGCTAAGTTGTGTGTCTATCCGGTTAGACGACAGGGACCGTAGTGCCTGTGGTTGCATCGTATTTCGAATCAGCAGTTAGATCACCTGTACCTAGTCGAGCAACGTTTCCGTCATCGTCTGGCTGGGCAAGAATGCGTACTTCAATCGAAACCGCATCATCAGGGTTGATGGTCGCACTGAAGTTCAGTACTGCTTCGCCTTGATAGATGTGGATGTCGTTATTGTCATTCTCTTCATTGGTCCAGTGGATGTTCACTGGTCCAGCCTCAGTGGTGACTGAACTGTTTGCGTTGAGGATGACGTTTCCTGTTAGCTGCGGCGCTGTAGGAGCGTTGTAGCGGCTAGGGAAGAAGTGCTTCACGTAGTCCATGCTCGGCAAGTAGAGCGTAAACCGTGCTTCTGCCGTGTCGAGAATGCCGCTAGGACGTGAAAACTTGCCTCCGAGAGTTGTACGCTCACGTACGCCTTCTACGAACTCAGCGACGATCTCACTAAGCATCGATGGTGGTATCTTTTGACCATTGATTGCTACTTCAGCTGGTCCTTCTAGTGTTTGGGACATACTATTATCCTTCCTTACTGTAAATTATTCGAGCCGTTATCTTGAATATCACTCGGTCGTTGGCATCCTTGCCAATGTTCTGAATGTTGCTCATATCCAAGATGCGGCAGTTGGTATATTTTCTGTTGCTTACTTCAGGGATGATAGGTAAGTCCCCCAAGGCAAACCCGGTTGCGAAGTGTTCGGCAATCTTCTCTAGGCTGTTCATCCCCGTCAGGTTTGAGTCACCTCTTGACTCAAGCTCGAACATCTGCGACTTACCGCGTGCACCGTAGGGACGTTCCCCACCGACTGAATAGATCGCTACACCGTTCTTTCCTAATGGCAATGACTCAAAGAACAGATCAGCATCTATGGCAGTGCCAAAGCCTTTCTGTTTCAAGTATTCCAATAGGTGAAGTGTGACCATCTATAACCCCTTTATGTATCTTTTGAAGTTTTTACTGTTTGAGTCCCCCGCTCGCTTCAAATAGAGAAGTGTTTGAGGGTTCTTTTTGTTTTGGTAGTGTCGCATCTTGGCGTACCGGACTGCTCCGCCTCCGAAGATGATTGAGTAGTTTCCTTCACCGTTCCGTTTGACCTTCCCTGACTTCACCAGTGCAGCGGTGTCTACCGGAGCCAGGTTGCCCGCATCCCTATGTATCGTGGTTGCCAGCTCAAACATGGCTGCATCCAGATCCTGGGCCTTCCGTTTACTCCACTGATTTATTCGAGAGGTAAACTTGACGCCCATAGGGAGACCTTTTCTAACGTGCATAGGTAGAAGGCAGTTGAGCCGTTCTCGAAGTCTCTACCGACCTTCACGCCTTGAATGCGATAATCTTCGCCTTCAGCGCGTATGCCGTGTCCTACGAGCTCTAAATGGCCTCCTACGACATTTATGAACGGTTCGTCACTTGCCATGTGCAGCGTCGTCTGTGATGTATGAGCCTCACGGTTGCCCTCTTGGACCATGCCGTCTCTGTACTTGATGACGCCGACTGCCTCTGTCTCCGCGACTACCTTGCTACCCCCGGCTCCACTCTGGAGCTGGAGGAAGGTGTAGCTAGTAGTGGTAAACAGGTCGCGAAAGTCCATGTGAGACTGCCCCTGCGCAAAGCGCGTACTTTTGAATCGTGCCTAGATGGGCTGCTACCAAGGTGTCGAGCTCAGATCCGTCCTTGTAGGTAACGGAGAAGTCCTCGATCTTCTTGGACTTGACCATGTTGACTTCCGTCTCGTGGATGCCGAAGAGGCCGGCTAGCAGTTCAGCGAGGTCACTAGGCAGATCCTCGCCAAGCCCCCAGGTCGCCGTCACTTCTACTCGGTGGCCGCACAGGTCTTCATCGAACTCAAGGCTGTTGAACCAAGTGCCTTGATAGGAGTCGTTCTGCTTCTTGACGTAGGTGGAGAACTCGCGACCGTCTATCTTCACGAGCGATACCGCAGTGAAGGGGTCTATAAAGAGTGTCCGGTATCCGGCACGAGAGTTGAATGTCCTCGTGCCAGTCGTCTTATCGAAGCTGAAGCAAACTAGGTTTGAGAGCCGGTGTGTTGCGATGTCAAGGTACGTATCGAAGTTCGCATCCTCGGAAGCGGTGAGGGGACGCCTTAGGTAAACTGCAACTTGTTCTTTAGTCAGCATCTAATTGATCCCCCTTTCTGTTTAGACTTCGTTTACTGTTCGGACGAATGCACCGGGGAGTGGGTAGCCTACGTTTTCGTAGAAGGCAACGCGCTGAGCCAGCTTGTTTTGCTGCAACAGGTTATGAGTAGTCGCACCATCGACGACCGTACCTGTGTCGAATGTTTCGCTTTCAACGGTGCCCTGGCGAAGCAAGATACCGAAGCGGCCCATAGCACCAAAGACAGCGTGTGGAGCACCGGCTTTACCAAGCACTTCTTCAACTGCAAATGAGAAGCCGTTCTTGAAGCGTCCGCTCAAGCCATCACCGTCAAGCGTGAGGACTTCGAGATCACGGCCAGTCGTATCTGTTTCGCTATCTAATGCTTCTAGTGCTTCACGGCTGATGTAGTACTTGCCACCCTGTACAGCGCCCACAGGGAGCTTGTAAGGCATGCTCTTAATCTCAGAGTAGGTTGGGATGGCAGCGGCAGTTTCTACCTCAACCACGCCCGCCTTGTTAGCGATACCACTAGTAGCGTCAGTCAAAGCCATAACTGCACGTTGGTTAGCGATAGCACGAGCGAACGATTCGCGGAGCAAGTCGTAAACATTGATTGCAGCTTGGCGAACCAGCTTTTTAGTAAGAACAGCGATACCTGCGAACTCACGAAGGGTAACGTCTCCATCACCAAGGATTGGCTTCGTGACAGCTTTGTCGCCACCTTCAGTACCAACCTCGCTCATGATGACATCGGTAACGAGCGTAGCTACGTCTAGACCGTTACCTTCAGTGAGGGTGATAGGACGAAGATCGTTTGCAACAGTTGAGTAATTGCTAAGGGTTGTGAACACATCAGTTAGCAACTCGTTGCTTGGAACGATAGCGCCACCATCCGCTACAACGCCGGTGTTCATGTAGCCTAATTTGCTCTTTACGTCGCTCGTGTAAGATTCAAGAGCTTTTTGGTTTAGTTCTGCAAGCGTCTTCGCATCTTTGTTTACCCAAGCTGAGAACTGCTTAGCAGCGAACTCGTACTTGTCCAGAGTCGCTTCTTTAGCAACTGGTGCTACAGGAGCTTCTGGGGCGTCTTTTACTTGTTTGACGGCAATTTCTTTGCTCATATTTGGTTCCTTTTTAATTGATTTGCTTTCTTGAGGCGGTTGTACCTCTACTTCTGGTGCTGGTGCCTTTACGACGGGCACTTCCGGCGCTTCTTCCACTGGGGGTTCAGCTGGTTTAGGCTCCTCAGCCTTTGGCGTCCCTGGCTCTTCTACAGGTGGAGTGACTTCCGGCTCCGGCTCAGGTTGTACCTGAGCTTCTTCCGTTTCGATCTCCTTCTGGAGCTTCGCTAGGTCAGCTTTTTTCTCAGCGAGTGTCTTGGCTTCTGCCATTGGTTCTCCTTTGATGAGCGATTTAACCGCTAGTAGACGTGCTTCTTTGTTTGACCCTCTGAACACTAGGGAGACTTCTACCAACTCAGCGTCGTATATCTTGCTGGTCGATTCGTCGTAGATGTAGTCACTCATGGTGATGCTTACGGCGTTGTCCAGGTGGCCCTCTTCGATGAGAAGCAACATGTCCTGCGCTTTAGCTCGCTTGGATACGCCGAACTCGAAGATCAGTTCATCCGCTTCAGCGTCGTATCTACCGACACGGACGGAGCCAATGACATCTTCTACGTCGAACGAGTGATTGAGTAGCCACGGAACATCAACGGATTGTGTGCCGTTCAAGTCCTTCGCTACTACATACCCGCCGCCCTTGAGCGGTATCCTGAGCGACTTTACGTCTACTCTTTCGTAGTCTCGGTCTAGGCCAGATGAGGAAACAACGAACGTCACTTTGCGTTCATCACCCATTGTTTCTACGGCGACTTTGGCCTTGAGAGCCTTGCTGCCAACAATGGTTTTCGTACTCATGTAGCTTTACCTTTTATTAAAGTTGCCGAACTCTGCGAACGGTTATGTTCTCTGCTTTGTTCTATTTATCATTATAACTAGCCACTCAATTGATAAGAGGATAGGAATTTATTAGCGGACGACTACATAAGTCGGTCGGCAATGGCAGTGAGGATGAAAGCCAGGAGTGCGAACTGTGGTGAAATCATTTACTCTGACTCCCCCATCTGCACCTTGGACCGATTCGCCAAGAGCTATAAAGTCCTGGTCAAGTCCAATCTCCGTGCCAATCATGGTCTGACAGAACTCGCACGGATCGTCGCCGCCGCTGTGGGTCCAGACCTTACGAACTTCCGCCCCTGTTTCCTTGGCGATGTTCTCCATGCTGTACTGGCTCGCTTCATTACCAGCCTTGTTTATCTCGGTCGTAGTGATTCGTTTGATGCGCCAGTCTTCATTGAGTAGACCCTTGAGTTGAGACTTCATCTCGGCTGCAGTCAGGCCTTGCTCACGAGATGTGACCAGGATGTTGCGGATGCGTTCGGCTGTCTGCTGGTTGTAGCTCCGGCCTACCTTCTCCACATATGCGCGGTACTCGGCTTCCTGAGCCCCTGTCATCTTGAATGGAGTGACGTTGTCAGTGTTGATTCCAGCTTCAAAGACCAGCTTCAAGTTATCGGCGTGCTCTAGTGCGCCCTGGGAAGCGATCAGTGCAAGAAGGATGCCAAGCATGGCAGCAGCAAGTAGAGCGTCCTCTTCAGGATCTACAGGCTCCTCATCTGATACGGCCTTAGATGCAACAAGAGACAGGGCGGCTTCAACCTGTGCAGCCATCCGCTCATGGATAACGCGTTCTAGCTGCGTCTCGTAGTCTGCCCTGTCCTCGTCCGACAGGGCTTTAGCTTTTGGGAGTGAGACTGTCTTCGATATACCTGGTTCATCACCGTAGTTGATACCGGAAACCATGATTTCCTTGCCGTTGTAAGCCGCTCCTAGAGCTTTGACCCACTTATCTACGTCTGAATCCTTCTTCACATAGGCAAGCGTCATATGCGGCTTGTACTCACTGAAGGTCTGGATGTGTGGCAGCAGGGTTAGGCGCTCGTGTCCATCGATCAGTTCGGGAGTGACCTTGATGTGAGCAATTACTGCGTAGCTGTCAGGGGTATCGAAGAAGTCAACCTTGTCGATGGTTGCCGTCTCGATCTTCCAACCCTTGAGGACCGTATCTACCTTGTCTTTCCAAACGTTGCCGTTCTCAAGTAGGCCGTAGAGCAAAGTGATGTGCGGTTCTAACTCTGCGACGGCGCCCATGGCATGCTCGTGGCGATCAGTAGCCTCAACTAGATCAGCTTCTCCATCCTCAACCAGGTCAGTGATGTCGAGCTGTTCAGTGTCAATCATGATGCAGCCCAGGTCATCCGGATTGATGCCCGTTCCCTCGTACAGGTCAGGGTAATCTCGAGCAGAAATTGACTTAGACAGGCCCTTACCGCTCGTACGGTGCGTCAAGTCAACTGGCTGGTCTGGCGTGTGCTTAGCCTCATCACTACTGAGGACTTCAGGCTTCTCTTCTGGCTTAGGTAGCTTCTTGAGGACATTGATGTCGCCTGTCTGTACGTAGGCAATGGCACTGTCTAAGGTGTAGCCGGCATCTGTGAGATGAGTGAGCGTTTCAGCATCGGTCTTCTTGGCGTCGGCCTTGACCTTCTCTTCGTCAGCGATAAGCGGTGTCTCTAGTTCGTAGGTAATAGCCACACCTAAGCCGCCGGTCATACGGTTCAGCTCGTGTGTGAACTTCTGCCACACGTTCAAGGCGAAAGGATCTAGCGTGTTCTCGTTGAAGATCAAGGTGTCCACTCGTACTGAGGCATAAGTGTTCGCATCATTGACGCCGCGGAGGGAGGCCGGCACTCCGTAAGTAGAATCGATCTTCTTGTTGGCCTGCTCGAACAGGTCTTTGAGCGCCATCTCTTTGTTGCTGGAACTGAATGGAATCCACTCGATCTGTGAGTCCATAGGCTTGCCATCTACTGCAACAGGACGGTGGGCGAACATGACGCTGTTGTTCTTGCCCGCGCCCTGGTGATGCTCCTTGATGCCCTTGACGATGTCCTGGTAGTCAGTGGCCGTCTTAGCGGTGATGATGAACTGTCCACTTGGTACAGCTCCATTGCTGAAGTAACCTGTTTGATGATCTGCAATAAGATCGTCTAGGCCGGTCCATCGACGCGCTGCGAAGGCAGGACTGAATCCGTCGTTTAGGTCGTAAGGGTTGGGGCTACGGAAGACTGCTACTTGAGCACTCGTAAGCTTCTCTGCGTTTGGTAGCCAGTATTCAACAGCTCCATCAACGATGTGCTCACTGACTCCTTCTAGGAAGGTAAACCCAGTGATTGTCTCGGCAGTGAGGCGAGTGGTGCGGTGATGAACACGGACATAGACCTTGTTGTGGACCAGGCACATCACGGCAAGCGCTAGACGGAAGTCGTAAGCACTCATCTGCTTGTTAGGCGTGTAGAGGCGGTCTAGGACGTTGCTAGCAACGCTCTTACCGGTCTTATCCACTGTGAACGGTTCAATGCGTGCAAAGCGCTGAGAGATGACTCTGATGCTTGGGTAGGCGTTCTCATAGTCGTTGCGTCGGTAGTAATCGAGAGCACCGCCGCTCCATCCTTTGCTGAGTTCATAACCTGATCCACGTACAACAGGATTGACTGAGCTTTTGGAGATCGCTTTAGAGAGCAGCCCCATTACTCTTTACCTCGAAGGACCATCACCCCTAGGACTATGTTCACTAGGATGAAGGCGGTAAGTGCAGCGCGCCAATCGATATAGATGTAGGCCACTACTGGAAGCCCAATAACGATTAGAGCTGTCACAAAGGTTTCGTATAGGTTGTCAGGTAATCGCTTGAAGTTCATTCATATTTACTCGTTTAAAGTTCTATTTCTAGTATAACAATGTCCGCTTATCCGAAGATGACGCCGCCGTATTCAACCTGTGGTCCTTCTGCTTCCATGATCTTGTACCTAGCAGCATCCATGGCGTGATTGTAGGCGTCGATAGGTACGTTGAGGCTCTTATCTTCCTTGTTCACCTTCCACACGTAGTTGAGCTGTTCTTCCTCAATATTGTGACTACTGGCGGTGTAGTAGATCTCAAGCTCTTGCATCTTCTGGATGCCATTGTTGACCGAGTCCTTACCTTTGACAGCGCCCATGATCGTGACGCCGTATCCGTCTATCTCGTCTATCGACTTAGGCTCTGAGCTGTCTCCGATTGTCAGGTGAGTGGTGCTGCCTTCATAGCTGCCGTCTCGCTGCACTGGATCTAAGCCTTCGTTTTCGCGGATACGGTTGGCAATCTTGAGGTTGCTCTGGCCACGCTCGTACATGACCTCATCCAAGATGTAGGCGTTGTTCCACTTGTAGACATCGATGATGGCCGTTGGGTCGTTGGTATATCCGAAGTCGAGTCCTGGCCCTAGGTACTTCGCCTCTTCAGGCACGGCGTCGATCTTCTTCCAGTCAGGGTAAATCTGACCCTTATGATTGCTCGGCTCACCTAGCCACTTGTGCTTGTAGACCTCGGGACGCTTAGCCTTGTCGTCTTCCATCTCTAGGCGCAGCGGTTCAGACATCCAGCCATACTTGAGAGCCACGTCGTAGTTGACGTTCAGGATCAGTGTGTTTGGCCGGCCATCGATCACAAGACGTTGGTGGACCGGGTCCTTATCCCTGAGACGGTTGTACGTGTAGATGAGCTGTGAACCTGGCTTACGGACAGTCGGGGTAAGTACCTCAAGACTGTCCTCACTGATGGTCTGGGCCTCTTCCACCCAGGCTATGTCGATACCCTCGATGGACTTCACGCTTTGCACGTTGTTCCTGAGCCCGTTGAAGAGGAAGTCAGATCCGTTCTTCCGGTTGACGATGCTGTTCTTGGTCACTGCAAAATCGCTTAGCCCATAAAGGCTGATGAGATCCTGGAGCAGCTGCATCGAGCTCTCGCTAATGGAGTTCTGAAACTCACGGAAGCAGCCCACTCGAGTCTTGCGCTGCATCGCCCTGATTAGAAGGATGCGACCTACCGTGTGGGATTTGAGACTGTTCCTACCGCCATAAACAGCGGCCTCACGCCAATCTGAATCGAGGAGTCTAGCTAGCTCACTCGGTATCTGTATCTCGGGGGCGCTCATCAATGATTCTCACGACAGGGACAACACTCTGGCCCTGGCTGGTTATGTCAGTTTCTTTGCGCTCTACATAGCCGTGCTTGCTCAGCATCATGTTCGCGGTCTTTGCGTTTAGCTTGTTCTTGAGAGCACCTGAGCCGAGTTCCAGGGCTTGAATAGTGTCTAGATCCCTGACGATGTCAGAAAACCGCTTGTGCAAGCTGATACGCAGCTTGAACTGCTTGTCTGTCTCATTCTCATTGGCATCTTTTGGCGGGTTATCTACCCATTCCCTGACCGTCACACGATGAGTGCCAATGTAAAGCGCTAAGCCTTCGATCATAGGGACGGCATGCTTTTGCTTTGACCAGCCCGTATCAACGTACTCACGAGCCTTGGCTAGGACTGCTTCGGTTAGTTTGGTAGGTCTAGCCATTTCGGGCCTCCCTGGACTTCCTCAGCAACACGCAGCAGCGCAAACAAAGATGAACAATCTTGCCTGTAGCTTTATGGAACTTCGGGTAGAGGATCGCACCACTCTTACAGCGGGAACAGTCGCCAGTTACAAGCTTCATTCCTCTACCTCCACACGCACCTTCAGCATGGAGTCGCCTTCAAGAGCGCCCAGGGCAAGTACTGATGAGTCAGAGGTAAGAAGCACCACCCGGTACATAACGTCGAGGCTTGCTGTCTTCTTAGCATTCACCTCCTTCACTTCTGCGTTGAAAATCATTTCTTCCATCTACCCTCATTATAAATCAATGCGTCAATAGACAGTGAGGTTAGGCGCCACTCGATACCATTACCGCAGAATGAAGCTAGGTCGTTTAGATTACGTATCTCCCCTAGCTCTATCATGGCGCGGACTAGATGAAGCCTCTTATGCCAGAAGCTTGCACGAGGCAATAAAAAGAACGTCTGATGAGACGTCTTGACGATGATGTGACCTGGACTCAGCGTAAACGTGAGGTGGCCCTGTTGGAATGTCTTTATTTCTTTGTTTTGTAATGCCACCATGCAGATAGTTAAGCATGGTGGCATCGCACTGACAAGAGTCTATTTACTTCTTGGCTTTTTTAGATTTGGTCGAGCTTTTAGGAGCACTCGTTGTATCCACGGTAGCTTCTGCTGCTTCTTCGTCCACGGTTGATACTTGTTTGCCATCGTCTAATGGGTGGGCATCTACTAGGTGTTGAATACTGTCATAACTGCCGACCACTTCTCCGTCTATGTTTAGTTCGTACTTGTCGCCGTTACGCTGGATGAACCCCTTACCGTAACTCTGAATGTAATAGGACATGATTGTTTCCTCCTAGTTCCATTATACAAAGTCACGGACTCTAACGAAGTTACTGTCGAGGCTAGAAGCGGCGACCAACATTCCCTCTATAGCCGAATAAATACCATCACCCGTATAATTCCACTAACTCCCTATTCGACGGGAGTACTTCTATTTCTTAGTGGGAGATATGGAACCTAATGCCGCTGTACTGGATAGTCCCAAGCCACTCCTAGACAATGAAGCGGGCAGCCGGCCTCCCGAGTATCAGCCCCCAGCTCGTCCTCCTGCACAGCGACCAAAGCTCAGGAAGCATCGGGTACGGAAGTTCTTTGCCGCCCTGGGGTTTCTCCTGGCTGCGTCGTTGGTCGGCTCTGAACTGATCGCGGTGGCCCTTATATGGAGCACTCCGAGCCGTACCTCCTACATGTACCGAGATGGTGAGCCGATCATCTACCAGTACGTTTCGCTGGATCACGTAAGCCGCTACATGATCGCCGCGACTATTGCCCATGAAGACCAGGAGCTGGGCACGCGAGCGGGGGCGTTTCATCCTGAGCACTTATGGGCGAGAGCTACAGCCCACCTAGAGGGCAAGCCAGATCCCAGCGGTTCAACCATCCCCCAGCAACTCGCTAAGAACATCTTTCTATACCCAGACCAAAACGGATTCAGGAAGGCCGTAGAAGCTGGCCTAGCGACTGAGCTTAGCTACACGCTTTCGGACCAGCGCATTATGGAGCTGTACCTGAACTATGCCGAGTTCGGCCCAAAGCTCTATGGCGTCTGTGCGGCGTCCTGGTATTACTTCAACACCCCGCCCTGGCATATGACCGAGTATCAGGCGGCACAGCTCATGGGCGTCCTGCCAAAGCCTAAGGCGGTCGAACGAGCCAAAGAGGGCGGCATCTACCTAGGACCCACTGCGAACATCGAAGCATGGGAGTACGTGAACGGAGCAGCTAACGTGTGGGTGCCAAGGCAGATTGAAGGCATGGGTGGATGGCAGGCTGCTGTGGCGACTATAGGCATCACTGACACGGCCGCAGACCACGCGGATAAGCGGAGCAACCAAGATGCCTGTTCAACCATGCCTCAGGCTGTAGCTGATCGACTGAGGCTAGAGAGTGAAGGCTAGGCAAGTTAGTGGGACGGTCTAAGCCGAGCCACTGCGCTATCTTGTCCGTGCCTTCAACTAGTGTCAGGGGCATGGACTTGACCTACTCATTCAAAGACGTCTTCTCTCAAGACATACTCGACCGATACACCTTCCTCGAGACGCGCAACGCGGCGGCGGTCTTCAAAGCTAGCAACCCTGATCACTTTGACGATCTGGTTCAAGTTCTCAGCGACTTCAGACTGTACGACGCCGACATCATAATCCCCGGTGGCAACCGCGGTCAGATCGCTTACAGGCTCGATAAGCACTTCGAAGACTTGGGATGGCGAGCAGTACGCATCACGACCGAATCAAAGCTCGTGGGCAAGATGAAGGCAAGTCTCAGTGCTTCCAACTATGACATCGACTACTTGAACAGCAGCGTGGTGAATCCTGGCTTCGAAGTGGACAACATGAAGGGCCGCGTGGCGATTGATGTTGAGTGGAATGCCAAGGATGGGAACCTTGACCGTGACCTCGCTGCATATCGCTCCCTTTATGACATGGGCCTGATCGACGTTGCGACGATGATCACCAGAGATCACGCAGGCATCCGACGCCTCGCTAATGATGACCTTCAAAGTCAGGATGCGTACCGCCGTCTCGGAACCATCACCAGCACAAACATGTTGAAGCTCGAAGACCGCATGACTCGGGGCGACTCTGGAGGCTGTCCCTTCCTGGGTGTTGGGATAACACAAGCGACCTGGGCTGGCCGTGGTGTGCCGCGCCCTGGGGAAGAGCACACGACCGCAGATGAGCTGCTTGAGGCGTACCACAAGGCGAAAGCAGAGAAGGAGGCGGCAATGAGAGAAATTGCCCGCCAGACAAAGCTGCCCAAGATTCCCAGCGAGTTGACTGACGAGGAGATCGACGTGGTGGTCATGCGTGTCGAACAAGAGAACCGCTACAACGACTAGAATTGCTTGATCATGCCTAAGACTTCTCGACCCGCTCCGTTGCGCGCTGACGTAGAGCCAACACCATTCACTCCGCTTCCTTCAGTAGAAGGTGGCTTTCAAACTGTCCTTGCTGATCCACCGTGGCGATTCCAGAACAGGACGGGCAAGGTTGCTCCCGAGCACCGCCGGCTCGATCGCTACGACACGATGACTCTAGAAGACATCAAGGCGCTTCCTGTTGAAGACGCACTGGCCAAGAACGCTCACCTCTACTTGTGGGTTCCTAACGCGCTGTTGCCCGAGGGCATCGAAGTCATGAGGGCTTGGGGCTTCCGTTATGTCTCCAATGTCATCTGGGCAAAGCGTCGTAAAGACGGTGGACCTGATGGCCGTGGCGTCGGCTTCTACTTCCGCAACGTCACTGAGATTCTGCTCTTCGGTGTTCGGGGCTCTATGCGGACACTTCCCCACGCACGTAGCCAGGTCAACATGATCGAGACTCGTAAGCGTGAGCACTCGCGTAAGCCAGATGAGCAGTATGAGTTCATCACCAACTGCTCTCCTGGTCCGTACTTAGAGATGTTTGCTCGCAACCAGCACGAAGGCTGGCACGTGTGGGGCAATGAGTCTGATGTAGACGAAGTACGAGGCAAGGTTCATAAGGGATACGAAGGTGGAGACGCCACCATTTGGCCCGTGATTCCTGACCCCGAAGACGATGCGCCACTAGAAGACGAGGTTGAGCTTGAGACCTTGGAGCTAGTGAAGCAGTAGATCCAACGAAAGAGCCGCTCCTGATTGATAGGGGCGGCTCTTTCGTTCTCTAAGTATACGAACATCTGTTCTAATGGATGCCGTGAACAAGCACGGCTCTCCTGAAGACATGAACCGGATGATGGCGCGCCTAGAGGCGGAACTTGCGCGGCCTGACCCTGATGACGGTGCCATCATCGATTTCCCGCGTGGTGAGGCTCCCTTAGTCCAGGTCGGCAACATACAAGGCACTGCCGTTGCTTATACGCGCCACTATGGGCTTGTAGAGATCACGGAGCGGGCCGGCTCACGCTTCCAGTGGTTCTTAGGAAGCCAGATCAAGCGACTGACAAAGGGCTAGTGGACGCCTTTTCCTTGGAACCAAAATAAACTAGTGGGGCTGCTCGTGGAAAAGATCTGTGACGCACCAGCATCTTCGCCGTTTCGTTTCTCTAGTCCACGTAGGTAGCCGTCTTCTTCTTCGTACTCAGTGATCGTGTCGCCTATACGCACAGTAAGGGAAGGGACAAAAGCCTTGACAGGGCCGGAGTAGAACTCCCCCTCCCAAGCTTCAGATATGTCACCATCCCGCGGCCACTCTAGAACCCTGCCGTCTAAATAGAAGCGGATGTTGAACTGGTTGTTAGCGGTTGTCTGCTTGATGAAGTCTCGGTACTCAGCGGCAGTCATCTCAAGGCATTCCTTCGATGGCCTTCTCAGCCAGTGACACAACGGCTCCAACCGCTCCCTCGGCCGTGCCAAGAACAGCTAGTTCAATGACCTTGTTGAGAAGCGTCTTGAGCTTGCCTGGTTGAGGAGTCGCAGCTGCCGTTTCCTCTTCCAGCTCTGCAATGACCTGCTTAGCTTCAGCTTGCCGCTCCTCAGGTATGCCGAGAACAGGAAGCGTTTGGCTGAAGGCAGAGGTAGCCATTCTTGCGTCGTTGAGCTGGTTGCTTGTCAGCGTGATCGACTGCGTTACGTTCTCACTATTAGCAGTAAAGTTCACATTGCTTGCATGATTGAAGTTGTAGTTGTGCGTCACGGATGCCCTCTCGCTGGCTAGAACGGCTGCTGGCATGTCCTCTTGCTCAATGGTCTGTATTCCACGCGGAGAGATCTGAGGACGCACGATCGGACCGCCCATGGCTGCTTTGCCTTGTATGAGCTGCTCTTCCCGTAGGTATCTCGTTGCCTGGGCAATCTCGCCGTCGGTGAAGCTGGTTCCATAGAACATGCCGTACTTACTGGTAGAAAAACCGCTTATGTTGGGAGAGGTTTTGCCCTGTAGATACTCGTCATAAAGCCACTGCAAAACGGCACTTCTAACCGCACGAGAGCGCTTACGTGGGTCTGTCCTGAAAGATTCGAACTCATCTACAGTGTCGATACCAAGCTGTGTAATGGTGACATCCCGTACCGGACCTGAAGCTTCTTCGTAGTAAATCCAGTCCCTCTCAAGCAGAGCCCTCACGTCACTATTGAAAGCACGCCAGTCTAGCCCGAAGGTTTCGGCTTCCTCATAGAGGCCTGTTATGTCAGCGGAACGGTGACGACTAGCTTCTGCAAATACCCGAATCTGAGCGAGTAGCTGGAGCTGGCGTAGTACGGACGGAGAGCGCAGCTCTGACTCAAGATCTACCATCCACCGATGCTAACAGAGGGCATAGTCCCAGACTCCCTACTACTTGAGGGACAGGACCAGGACAAACCAATTACAAGCTATTCTCTACTCCCTGCCAATGCTCACGTATCTTCATACGGCTTGCCAGTTGGGATCTGTTCCAACAAGGAGATCAATAGTTCAGCGCTCAGTAAGTCAGGTGAGTCAACATTTAGTCACGGTTCACCAAGCCTGTGAGGGCTGCACCAACAGTTTTGATTGAAAGCATGTGAGAGGCGAACGAATGGTGCAGTAGTAGTACCTCTTTACCCCGCTACGGCCATAACGTACTAATCGATGACTTGCGGCTCTTCGCCTCACAGCTACCTTCAAGTGCTATAGACAGAGAACGACGTTGAACCTAGAAGCGACTCTAGTATTGGCGCCTCTCCCTCAAGTGCAACATGAGCCGGGCTTTCAACGTCGTATCACCGCCTATAACATAGACTGCGAACTATTCTATTGTAAAAGTATTTGCATAAGTAAACAACACTGCTAAAATAGATAGCAGATTAGGTTGCCAGATAATAGAGTCTCTAAAGAAGAGGCTCTATTCGTTTCTTATACCCCCGATTGACAATGATTAGGTCGCCAGTCAGGTACTCCTTATTATCGCCAATATGTGATCTAAGTCAACCATTATGTGTGAGGTTTCTAATATTCTATCTAGGCAAAGTATGGATATTCCTTCATAATGCAGGACATACTGTCTCACACGGATAGTCGCACCTTCGTGAATGCCTTCGCAGGCAGAATCAAAAAAAGACGCCCTTGTGTTTTGGAGCGTCTTTTTCTTTGCCTGTCGTTCTTAGTTCATGAGTCCCACTGAAAGAACTAGCCCAGTAGCTACGAGAGCCAGGGAGAACAGCGCGTCGTTACCTTTACGAGTGCCAATGCGTTTTCGAGTGTTACTGCGCTTAGGGCGGCTTACACGTCCTCGTGGCTTGCGAGCGAGCGGAGATAGGTCGAGGATTTCTCCAGCGTTAGTGTTTGTTGGGCCGTATGTAGTGTGGACGATCATGAGTAAGTTTTCCGTTTAGACTTGTTCTATAAATATTATCTCTTAACAGAGGTAAATCATCAACACCATTCCGCGCTTTTAAGTTGTAGTTAAAGCGACATCATCATCAAGAATCACCGAAGCAAGCTGGTCTTGCCGTGCCACACTAAATAGCTCTGGTTCAGGCTCCTTCGATATGAGCCACTTCAGTTCTTTCACGCGCTCATCATTAGTAACCAAGAACTGGACTCGAGGAAAGCTGCCCACTTCCTCTTCTGTTGCGTACTTGTAAGCAGTAGAGTAAGCGGCCAACTTCTCTTTGAGCTGCTTCTGTCGCTCATGGCCCATGTCTACTTCTATGAAGTAGCTCTTGATGATGCCTTTGCTTCCAGTGGCAATACCCTTGATGCCCACTTCTATGTGAAGATCAGGCCGCAGCTCCGCTCCCCCGACTAAGACCCAGCTATCCGGCTCTGCGGCATAGCCAAGAATTGTCAGTCTTCCCGCACGCTCTAGCTCCTTGAAGTCTACGTAAGCGTCAGCCACGGCAATAGTGTGGTGAATATCTGAGAGACGTGCTGTCCTTTGTGATTGGACTACCTTCCTGCCTTGGGTACCGAGCTTATATACGTACTGGCCACTACCACCCCCGTTGCCACCGATCAGCCGGCGCTCAACTCGTGCCAGGTACTTACGATCTACCAATCGAAGCAATGCCTCATCACATGAGGTATTGCTTCGATTATCAGGAAAAATAAGTTTGCGAATCGCGCCAGCGGGCAGCATTGAGAACTTGGCAACAGTGTCCAAAATGTGCAGGTCGCGATGGTTGATGAGCATGGGTTCAGTATAAACGGGAGGAGCACGCGCGCCTAGGGCAATGTTTGCCCACGTCAGGGCCGAATCGGGGCGCTGCGGCACACGGTCCACGCACGGAGCCATCCACGGGGCAAGAATAGTCAACACTATTTATCCACAGGTTTATCAAAAAATAGTGTTGACTATTTTATGCCTAAGCCTCATAGTCTAGGACAGACGAACGCAGGACCGTGCAAATAGCCCAGACCTGACAACTAGTTCACTCAAAACTACTAAACAGGAGCTATCACATTAATCGGAGAAACAATCATGAACATGCAACCAATCCTCAAGCCATTCCCGAAGAAAAAAGGCAAGAGCCTGACCTACTGGAACGGAAAATTAGAGCCTGAAGTCGTAGAAGCGCTGAAGATATACGCCCACGAACAAAGCGGTCTCGCAGGGGTGAAGATCTCACAAGCCAGGATCATTCAGAACGAGCTCCTTAGCAATAAACGACTAAGGGAAATAGCAAGACAAATCAAAAGGGAGAAACGAAATGCTACGAAAGAATCAAACACTACAAGCCAGCCCTAAGACGCGAGCACGCGTAGCGCATCGCTACAGCCTCGCTAACGCGCCTTACCAAGCACAGCGACGTAACTTTACATCTAAGCGCGTATCTCTTCGTGAGAGCGTTCTAAAGGCCTTCGTATGGGCGAGCCTGTAAATCAGTTAGATTCGCTGGCGGCTGCCCTGGTCAAGTTCCAGTCAGTAGTGCCAGTTATCCCCAAGAGCAACACGGCCAATATCCCAACAAAGGCGGGAGGAAGCTACTCGTATAAGTACGCAGACCTAGCCGACATATGGGAGGCAATACGCAAGCCCCTAGCTGACAACGAGCTTGCAGTCACCCAGAGCTTGAACGGCGGCGCAGACGGTTATACAACCATCGAGACGACCATCTGGCATAAGTCTGGGCAACATGTAGCGCGCTCACTCGAAGTACCAACAGCGGACAAGACGCCGCAAGAGGCAGGGTCGCTCTTTACTTATTACAAGCGGTATGCCTTGAGCGCTGCACTTGGAATATCTACAGAGGAAGACGACGACGCTCAAAGTAGTAATACTGCCCCAACAGCGCCAGTCAAGGCCTCAGCTAACAAGCCAGCCTCAGAGAAGCAGAAAAGCATGATTGCCGCTCTCGCTCACAAGGTAGGCAAAGATAATGAGTGGATCGATAACGTAATGGGTCGAATCATGTCGTCAGCCGATGCCTCAACCATCATCGAGAAGCTACAGGCTCTAGAGAATGAGCCAGCGGAGCGGACATGGAAGTAGAAAGGGGGGAAACGTACCGCGTGCTTGAGTACCCGAATCTAGGGATGCCGGACCTACATAAGGTGAAAGTCAGTAAGCTTTATGTCCTTCCTAGCGGCCAGGAGATCATCGAGTACGTCTATAACTACCCATTTCCAATCCGCAAGCACGTGAACAAAGAAGATTTCGTCAAGTGGATTGCTAAGGAGAAAGAAGAATGAACGACGACACGACAACCACAGACCTCAGTGATTACGACGGCGACATAGGCACCTGTATCGCCTGTCTATACGAGGAAGAACTAGACAACGCCGGCCTTTGCGTAGGATGCAATCCCGTCAACGAGGACACCAGGATCGCTCTTATCCAGCTATTCAAGCCAGTGGAGGTGAGCACATGAAATCTCGAGACCTAGCGCTAGAGATCATCAGATTCACTACAGCGAGTATAGAGACTCACAGTCTCCGTAGATATGCAGCGAAGCTCCCCATCGACGTAGCAGAAGCAGCCAAAGAGTTCACCGTAGATGTCGGCCTTGGTCCGTGCGTAGAGCAGCTTCTCATCGAGAACAACGTGAGTGTCCCGTATGAGCTTTACGCCGTCATAGATAGCCGACAGCAAGCAGAGAACGAATCAACTAAGGAGGTGACGGACACCTCGGAGACCAAATAGATGCCAGGAACAAAAGTCAACAAGATCAAGTTCTACTCGATCAATCGCGACATCAAAGAAGCAGTAGCCGCACGAACATACAACGCCGTTGAAATCGGAAGAAAGCACTACGTAAGCCGTGAGACGGTCAATGCGGTGCGCCGAGCCGGTACATGGCCACAGTGGGAACGCAATAGGGCTGAGGCGAACCGTAAGAGAATCGAGAAAGCTAAGGCTGCATTACAGACACGAAACATAACCGTGATCCCCGCCGAGATGACTGGTGTCGATATGAAGACAGTTGGCGCCGCTTTGAAGGCGACGTTGAAGGGCGATGAGGATACGGTCACTATCACTCGTCGCCGCTTCCACTACTTCCTGGAGCTTGAGAGGAATGCTAATAGCCCAAGTAAGCCGAAGCGAAAGTTCCGCGTATGGAGACGCCGCTAGTGAATCAGATCCCCCTCGTTGAACTGGAGGGTGGTAGCGAGGCTCCCGAGAGGAACAAGAGCGGAGCAGTGCCAGCCAAAGCAACTAAGGCAGTCGGCTGGTACGCACAAGCTCATCAACTCAAAGTGAGCGCTTCGAATGC